CGCCAACGGTATAGGTAAACGAATTTTGCCCTGCTACATATGGAATATAAACAACGATAACACCACCAGAGCCGCCACCAGCGCCTTGCGCGCCTGCGGTANNTGNTGTGCCACCACCCTGCCCACCCGCACCGACAAGCGTAACTTTCATAACTGTACCAACAACCTGATACGTTGTACCGGGGGTAAATGTTGCAGCAGTGCCCGTCGTAAATACGGTTGCTGACGGGATTGCTCCGGCGGGCGTAACAAGTGTAGAGCCAGATATAGTGCCCCCAGTAATTGTAGGCGTAGTGAGTGTTGGGGTTGTATAAGATGCAGAACCCGCAACAGTCCCCGTAATTGATGGGGATGTTAAAGTTTTTGCTGAAAGGGTTTGTGTATCGGTTGTCCCGACAACGGTGCCTGATGGCATTGTTTTGCCAAGAGCAGGCAAGCTATTCCAAGCAGTTGTGCCGTCGCCAACTTTCCAAAGACTATTTGTCGTATCAAAACCCGGTTCACCAGACGACAAAACAGGATTATTGGCGCTCCAGTTAGCTGCCGTATCCCTACGATACTGAATTTTAGCGGCCATTTTATATCTCCAGACTAAACAGAAGCGCCGCAGTCAAGCAGCAAAATCCAAGATGCAGTTGTTGCAGTACCAGCATCTAAATCAAGGGTTATAGCATAGTTATTGGGTCTTTGTACCCATTGAGATGATGTTCCATCGTTATAATATATATCAAATACCGCACTATTGGAATCCCACCATATATTGCCATTTGATGGGCTAACAGGTGCAGTTGCAGAAATTGTTGCTGGCGGCAATTGAGTTGCGCTGACCCAAGCAGAGCCATTTGATTGCAAAACATTTCCGCTTGCACCCGGAGATGTTAAACCAGTGCCTCCAGCTGTCGCTGGCAATGTTCCTGTAGTTAACGCAGAGGTTGATGAAGCATAAACCGCACCACCGCTCGTAAAACTGGTTAATCCTGTGCCCCCATTAGACGCTGCAAGTGTCCCAGCTACTGTAATAGCGCCAGAAGTTGGCGTACTTGGGGTTAAGCCGGTGCTGCCAAATGAAATTGTTGATAATGTTGGGCCTAAAGATTGCCAAGTTGGAACACCTGTTCCTCCAGAAACCAAATACTGGCCAGCTGTTCCAGCCGCGCTATAAGAAATAGATGTTCCGGTGCCATATGCTACAGCACCAGCGGTCGGTGTTGCTGTTGAATTTGTTCCGCCAGATGCAATAGGAAGTGTGCCGGTTGATAGTGTTGATGCTGATGAAGCATAAACAGCACCACCGCTTGTAAAACTAGCAAGGCCAGTGCCACCAGCTGTAGTTGGCAACGTACCTGTATCCAAGGCGGAAGTAGATGTTGCATAAACAGCGCCGCCGCTCGTAAAGCTGGTAAGGCCAGTACCACCATTTGTCGTATTAAGCGTACCAGCGAGAGTAATGGAGCCAATAGTAGGAGTATTGGGTGTAAGCCCTGTAGTCCCTCCGCTAAATGAAGCAACAGAGCCGGGCGTACCGACGGGCAGCCATGTTGGAACACCAGCCTGAATACCTAAAAAGTATCCAGTCGTACCAATCGGGAGTTTGGAAACTGTATTTGTTGCGGAAGCGTAAAGAATATCGCCGGTAGAATAAGAGATTAATCCTGTGCCACCTGCCGTAGGGCCAATAGTTGTGCCGCCCCATGTGGCGTTTGAAATTACACCCGAGCTATTAATGGTAACATATTGCGTACCATTGATAGTCGCGCTCATCTCATTGGTGTTAGACAAATACCAGCCGGTTTTATTGCTTCCCTGAAACGAGAACGAAGGCACAGAAGCTGTGCCCTTCATTGACAATACTTGGCGGCTATTGCTGGCGTATGTTGTCATGTTACGTTATCTGTAAAACTGATACAAAAGCATCTACGGTATTAGCTGCCGTTACCCGAATCGTATTACCAGTCGTTAAAACAACACGGTTGTTATTAGACAGAACGGTAATGTTGCTATTGGCAGGGAGCGGCAAGGATTGAGCAAGATAAACTGTGGTCGCCCCAACAACAGAGGTGACAGAAACTGTCGTGTCAACGCCGGAAGTGTTTGCAATCACAATGCCGATCACAATGCCAGTCGTTGATGCGGGAGCTGTATATACAGTTGTTACGCTAGTAACGCTAGCAGCTACAGCATTTGTAAACGTCTGAGCCATCGTTAATCCCTCATTTGTGCAATATTAGCACTATATTTTGTGTTTGCAAACACTCTAGTTTTGTTGCGGGTCAGTAGAAATAGGAACGTCAGGCCGATAAAACATTAAGTTAATAATGTCCGGCTGGCGGGCAGGAAGGCGATAAGGGTCAAGGTCATCCCGATCAGCAAGGCAAACGCGCAGGCCGGGGGAGTTTGTATCTGGATAAAGGTCGAGGATGGACATTTTGCGGTTGCAACGGTCGCAAACCCCAATACCAAGCGTCGATCTGCCTCTTGTATCCAGAAAAACTGGCATTGTTACCTCGTATACATTGAAATATTGGGCGCAACCATAAACGGCGAATTGTCGTATTCCTCGGCCATAGCTGTCTGCAATGAACGGTCAGCTATTGGGCCAATTTTATCGGCAAGGCTAATATCAACCTGTTGAATTTCATAACACAACCGAGCGGCAAGATTCCACGCAATTGCATCAACCCAACGCTGTGGCACTTCGATTGTTTGCTGCAAAGAGCCAACATCCATGATGTGGCGCTTACGCCATGTCACGAATTGCGCGAATTGCGCCGATTGGTCAGGAACCGGCCAAAGCCTCGCAACTGGTGCAGTAAGTTGGCGATCCAGCCAAAACTGTGAAGGGCGGCCTTGGAAATTTTTGTTTGGAAGATTTGTATAATCATCTTGGTTAAGGCGAGCAAACGGAATTTCAGTTGGACTGCCCGCCACCACAAATTCAGCCACATTGAGGATTGTCCCATTTTGCCCTCTAATTTTCCAATATTGTGCTGAAACACTAGGGTTAATGTCATACCATTCCCACATATTTGCGGTGTAAACAGTCGATCCGGGCGTTAAAACGTCCGTAAAGTTAATGTTGTCATTGGACCAAGAAATGACAATATCATAGGTTCCAGCCGACAACATATTAACGCCAAGCGTTGTAACAGTCTGCTGGGAGCCAAGATTATAGGTGATATAACCATTTGGGCTTGTTTGAGTACATGCTGTACTCAGATTATTATCTGAAGCAAGGGACGGTGATCCTTGCGAAGCTATCGCTGAAGACGGCGTAAACTGGTTCAAATAACGATAATTTGAGTTAAGCAGGTCAACCGTGCCGACCGGCATGGTAATATAGCCGTTGGCTAAATAGAACGGAAGAATTATCTTTTCTACCGTCCAGAGCTGCAATCCCATATTGCAAAGAGACGATATAAGCAAATAAAGGCTATCCAATGCAGTATTCTGCATCTCAGAAGACACAGTTTCAGGCGGTATTTTGCACCGGCGAAAAGCCTGATCCAAAATACTGTTAGTATTGAAAACTGTCGTCGAAACTGAATTGGACAGTCCCATTACCGCCTCTTAATTTTCCCACCACGGCGCTTTTTCATCAAATCAAGCAAATCTGGCTCGTTGGGACGGAAAAGATCGTCGGATGATTTTTGCGGAACACGGCCACGCATAGGCTTTGAAGCTTGAAGATCAAGCAGTTCTTTTTGCGTAACAGGGTTTACGCCTTCCATCAAAGTTTGGTCTGGGTCATCACCAAGAGAAATTCTCTTTGGGCCACCCTTGGCATAGTTCATTTTGCCACCGCGACGCATACCCGGCATTGCATTGGGGGATGTTGCCACTGCTGAAAGAGGTGATGGGGAAGCAACGGGTGTGGGGCTTTGGATGCTTGCTGGTTCAACCGGCTCAAGCTGTCCGGGCATTGTGTTGCTTACGCCGCTTGGGCCTTTAACATCAACACCTTTTGTGCGGCCTTTGTCGATCCGCATCTTACGCAGACCGCCGCGAGCAAAGCCCTGAGCATCATCATCAAGGCCATAACCAGTCTGTTTGCGGACGGTATTAAGGTTTTTCAGAGCCTTGTTGAGCTTTGGAGCGGATTCAAAGGCAGCATCCTGAGCCGCACGGGATGCTTTTGCTTCCTGTGTAGACTCTGAACGCATACCGCCCTCAGCAAAGTGAGTACGCTTGCGGCCACCAGCTGAACCAGTGAACCCATGTTCGCGTTTAAAATCAAACTCGCCATACTTAATTGTCATAGCAATGTGCCTTATTTAAAGGAAGCAAGGGTTTTAGCCAGACGAGCGCGTTTTGCAATGGTTGGATTCGAGCTATGCTCTGCCTTTGCAAGTTTGCCAGCGGGAATTTTTTTACCCATAGGCACGCCAAGGTCACGATGAAGTGCGCCCTTGTGCTTGATAGCGCCAGCAATCCAATTGCCACCTTTAGCCATTCCGCCACGTTTTTTGCCGATGACAATAGCTGGCTCGCCTTCTTCGCCTATGCGAACTCCCGGCATACTATAGTTTTTACGAACAAAATCGGGTTGCGTATCGTTATTTGATTCTGTTTCAGAATCGTCTCTTTTTTTGCCAATAACAATAGCTGGCTCGCCTTCTTTGCCTATGCGAACCCCCGGCATACTATAGTTTTTACGAACAAAATCGGGTTTATTGCCGCGATCTAATGGCGTATTTTCCATGCTTGGGCGTGTGCCACCCGGCATTTCGACGGTGCTTTCCTCGACACTTGGACGGGATGCTGTATCATTTTTATAATCATTTACCTCTGTTTCAGGCTTTGATCGACCAGCCATAGGCTTTAGTGGTTTTGCCAACTCAGTGGTGTATTTTTTGCCTTCAAAGTCAAAGGTCTTGTCACCCCTATTCCGAGCTTCTGCAAATGCAGAATTGAAGCGGGAGCGAACGGTGCCGCCCTCTGCTTTCTTCATGGCTTTTCCTCCCCAGCACATATTCGTGGGAGGACCATCGTGCATTTTACGGTTTGGTTTAAAGTCTTTCATTTGCTCCTCCTAGAAGCGGCTGCGTTGTCAACAAGGTTAGGATAAGGGCGGCCAGCTTTCTTGGCCGCAGCCTTGGCGGATGCTTTTTGCGAAGGCGTTAATGCCTTGCTCGACTTTTTAGGGTTTTTAGTATCCCAAAATGCTTTTGCCATGTTAGCAATTCCACTTTTTTAAATAATTAACCATTTTTTTGCTGCTTGTTCTTGCTAAAGCTAGACGGATCTTTCCATTCGCGGCATTTGCTGCAACGATATTGCCCATGCTCATTAGGCGCTTTTGGTGTTCCGCCCCAATCTCGCTTTAACANGACCACGCTCGCAAAGATTTATTGATACGGCTATTTGGGTCATTGGCAGTCTTGGATGAAGTTAATTTCTTCTTCATCCCAGACATTCTGGCGCAAAATGAAGCTCGACGGCCTTCGTCCTTTTTTGTTTTAGGATGCGGGGCAGGTGGCTTCAAATTATGGCCTTCAGCCTTGGCAGACGCTCGACCTTTGGCGTTTAACCCACCATTAGGGTTTTTGCCTTCCTTGCGTTGCCAAGCCGGAGATTTTGCCATGTCAATTACTCATATGTTTTGATGGCTTCAATAACAACAGTATAAGCATCACCAGCAGAAGCATCCAATGTCGTAAACATTAGATTGCCGGTTTTACCCGTACCTGCATTGTTAGTTAAGCCGCCAAAGTCCCTAAAATCTTGGATATATGTTGTGTTTTGTGGAATAAGCCAACAAAAGACGTTTGATGACGCTTCCCAAAGCAGTTCAATTTCCAAACCATGCGTCGAAGCCCAAATTTTTTGAATCTGAACACCTGTGCAAGCTGCGCCATAATTGTTTTTGGCAAGCGTGGAAGGCTGGATTTTAATAACGTTTGTTTCGCCGGTAGCATCAACTTGAATACCAGTGAACTTCTGGATCACCAAACGGTCACCATCCAAAATCGTTTGCGTTGCTACAGTTGTGGTCATGTTACTCTCCTAAATGTTAAAAAGGGGGCNTTAACCCCCTTTAATTAAGCTGGAGTAACGCCGATTGCGCCAACCTGAGTTGCAGTCGGGCCTGCTTGAACAGCCGTTAACCCAATAGCAATAACAAGACGGCGAGAGCCGTTAGCAGCATTACCTGACGGAGCAAATGTTCCACGAACATCTCCTGTCAAATTGGTTGCAGGTGATGTAGCATCCGCAGCAACAAAAGTGCCGCCGTTATCCGCCACTACGTTATCCCACCCTGTGCGCAGCAAATAGCCAGCATCCGTTACACGATATGGCAAACCAAACACGTTGGCGTTACCAACCGACAAGTTGCCNGCAAGAGCAGCAGAAACGGCAACCTGAGTAATCGTCACAAATGTTTTTGTGCTGGTTACAGTTGTTGTGCCGTTCAGAGTCAAACGCTGCGTCTGCGTCTGGCCATAATAATCCGTCCCAGTGATGGTGACGGTTTGAGATGTGTCACCTGCACCAGAAGATACAATCGTAAAGGCACGAGCATAATCAAATGTTGCTACACCGCCTGATGCTGATGCGCCATTGATTGTCGCATTACCAGCAGCAGCAACAGCCTGAGCAGCGCAAACAGCCGTTGCTGAAAGCGTAGCAGGCACAATGTCAAAAACATAAGTACGGCCAAGGGGACCAACACCCTGACCAAGTACACCGGGGTTACCACCCGAAGCCCAACTGCGTGTTTGCGGGCCGGTAGCCGTGCCCATCCAAAGATCGTCTGATTGTTGTCCCATTGGTCTTCTCCTTGAAAAGCTTGACCTGTTAAAGATGCTACATATTGAATCAAAGGGGTGGAAAAATCCACCCCTTTTTTT